CCTGCTTCAACAAAGTCACCTGAGATACGTTGTCCATTATCAAAGTTTAAACTGTGAGCAGGGATACTGGATTCAGGAAAATCAAATTGTTCGACACGTTTAAAAAAGTTATCTGAAAATGCTTTGGTTGCTAGTGAGTCAAAGTCTTTGGATTTGACTCGGATAGCTTCAGCAATATCGTGTTGTGCTTGTTTTAATATTTCAGCACTAGCATCACGGCGTACCAGATCAACAATAGGGTTAACTGTTTTGGTCAACCAATCCTGATGATTCTCTAGCCATGTGTTGATATGTGTGCCAATAGCATCATTGACAATATCAGTAATGTCCAGGCTGTTCACATACTCTTTAACTGTATGCTGAAGCTCGCGCTTAACATTGCCTTTAACTTCTTCTAATATTGTTTGTGTTAGCGAATCGCTTAGTGTTTTAACAGTGTCTTCAATACTCATCTTTGAATCTTATGCTAACTACATGCTCGTAGTTCTTCTTGATTAAACCTTTAAACATTAGGTTTTTGTGTACTAAGAAACTACTTGCGCCGCCGTCAATGCTAAACTTTGCTAGCTGTTTAAAGTACATAGTACGCCTTTCAAAAGGACCATACTGTTTAATATTACAACCATTCATATACACATAGGTCTGCCAACGTGTGCGATCTCGATAATCCCAATCATGAAACTCTGTGAACACACAAAATTCACTACCGTTGCGTAGTACTGCTGGTTGACTAAACTCCTTGTCCTTGAAGTCCAAGTTCTTATAGTCCTTTAATGTACTTATAACCAGCTCATTGGCCATGCCGCAAATCTTTTTAATGGCTATTTTTTGTGCATCATCACTGTCGGCATATGTAAAAAATTCATCAACTGCAATAACGACATCCCATTTATGATTTGCATACCCATCTTTAAAATCAATATACTTGATTTGATTGTTCTTTTTTTGTAGCCATTCTAGTGTCTCTGCGTCTACACAAGTAACTGTGATATCATTAAATGAACAAGCAAGAATAGCTGGATTAAAACCCACAAAAAGCACACTTAGATCATGGTCAAGTCTATAGTAATTAATAACTTCGCTGATAATTTCGTTTTTCTTTTCAGCAAAATCTTTTATTTTCGGATTGTCTTTAACACTTTGCAAAAGACAATTACCATAATCTTCGAATGTCGCCATTTATCTTCTCTTATAATTTTTAGGCTACTGCCTATCCTATCATTTATTTAACAAATACATGTTATTTAATACACTGGGTATATTATTCATCACGCACCATATCTAGTGTTACGCAATGAAATCCTCCTCCTAGTGTACGACTATGACGCAATTCTAAAGGAATTACAGTGAATTTTAAACTTTCTAAATCTCTAATTAAACGTGTTTGCCAACGATCAACAATAACAGTCGACTCATCAACTGCTAGTATGTTAAGTGCAATCCATTTTGATGCATAAGGGTACTGATAAAAGTCCTGTGGTACAACATCATTTACATATATTTTTAGCCAGCCGTCAAATGCTCGAGGACAATTTTGATGATTAATACGATGACCATTTAATATTACTACACCTTCACGTAGTACTGTCACTGTTGAGTCAATGTGTACACCGCCATAAAAGTTGCAGGGTTCAATATTAATGTGTGGGAAATGTAGACGTAACCAACGCAGTGCATTCTCGTTGCCTGAATCACTCACAAGATACAGCCAAGTGTCATTCATTCTTAGTATGTTTGCGGCATCTAATATAAGGTCTTGTTTGCGTGGCATTGTAAGCACTTGTTCAGCACGATCAATCACAAAGTCCAACGCTTCTATTTCCATGTCACGGCATGGATACATCATTGCAGTATCAACAACAGTTGAACCATATACCAATAGTCTATCACGTGGGCAATAGTTGTACATGCCTCCACGACTGACATAGTCTATGTTGTGTGGTCTGTGTACTTTTACACCTAAGCTAACCAATGTGCTGGCTAGCAGTTGCAGATCTTCGTTGGCTTCTTCCACAATCCATTGTGGTACTGCACCTGTCGGAACAGGCGTTTCTTTCCATGAAGTTTTTAAATGTTCTTGGCTGAATACAGGATCATTAGAAGGCCAGTTTGCATGAGTTGCTGTTCCTACTACTATTTCTCGCAATCTACCCCATTCGTTTACACTATTCAACATGCCCGGTCACCTGTAGTGTATAGCGAGGTGCGGTTCCAAGGTTTGCGGCACAGTGCGGCAAGTCATAGTTCCATACCACAAAGTCTCCACGCTGCCAATTAACATGAGCGCAACCATTATACTCGCCGTAATGACCGCTGTTCCAATTTTCTAAGAAAACAACTGCTCTATAAATTGTGTGTTCCTTCCCTTGTAGATTAAAAATTTCTACATAACGTTTGTAGGTGTCTTGGTGGGTGGGCAATATTACACCAGTGCCCATTCTATAATAAGCGGTGCCAATGTCACGCCAACTAAAATTTTGTGCAAAGTAGTCTACTACTTGTGTGTTCCATGTAGGTTGCGGCTTACGCATATCACAGAGATCACCAGTATAGCGTTCGTGATTGAAACCTTCATTACGCCAACGTTGCATATCAGCTGAATTGTTGAATGGTTCGTTTATATAATTTAGATTTTTAAATTCGTCATTAAACTCGAAGTTTAATTGTCCATGTATTACACTACTCATTGTCCTCTTGTATTTCCATAATAAATTACGTTGATGTCATCTCTGTCGGTTTCAAAATTACGCCAAGGATCGACAACTACACTGTTACTTAACAACTTAACATATAATTGGTCTTCTTGTCTACTACCTGTGTAACCATAAGTGATGTTATGGTTGTGTGCAAGAAACGCCACACACTGTATTCCATTGACAGAATTAAATTCTGTTTCCACCAATGGATCAGCATAGTAATATTCTATAGACATTTCGTTCAAGTAATGACCAATTAATGTGCTGTAGCTTCCAGTGGTATACTCGACTCCTGGCTTATAGGCTTTTCCACAGATCACCACAGGCATATTGTATTTGTGATATAGATCTGCTAGGAACTTAGCAATATTTTCTGCTTGCACTTCTCGAGCTCGCATAATAGCATCAAACAAATCGTAGCCTAGATCAAGTTCTTGTGCCATGTAGCGTAGTGCAATGTTATCTCTTGGGTGACATGGTCCGCCATCGCCCATGCCTGCTGTCATATACTTGGGAGAAACAATACGCTTATCACTGTGTGCTAGTGCCTCTGTAACAACATCTACATTGATATTTCCGTTCTTCATTGCAACATCTTGAATCATGTTTACTAATCCTAGTTTAGCACTGATAAACGTGTTGTAGAAAATCTTGATCGATTCTGCTTCGTCCCATGTTCCAACCACATAGCGTGGATTGTTTTCCATAATGGGTTTATAGAAGTCGATTAGTTTTGTAGCATCGTCTGTGTAGTTGCCACTTTCTGTGCCGATCATAACCATTTCTGGATTCACCATATCCCAAGCTACACTGCCCATTGCAATTAAGTATGGGTTATAAATAAATCTATAGTTGTGAACTAGCGGAATAAACTCTCGACGTGTTGTGCCTGGAAGTACAGTACTAATTAGCACCACAAGTTGATTGCCTGTAGTGTAGTTGTTAAGTTCTTCTAGTACTTCTTTTACTGTAGTGTAGTCAAAATCCAGATTATTTAAATGACTGGTTGGTGTGGATCCATCATACTTGGGATCGTGTGGGGTTTGTACAGCAACAAAGATAATGTCTCGATTAGCGACAGCCTCCTTCATCGTAGTGCAAATATCTACACTCGCACTTTCTCTTGGGTAAATATCATAGCCAGCAACATCATATTTTGTTGCCATTGCTTCTGCACAAGGTAAACCCAGTTTACCTAAACCAATAAAACTTACTTTAAACATATGTGGATCCTTATTAATGAATTTACACTACCTGTATAAAAAAATATACGATGAATTTTTGAAAAAATACAGGATCGATGCGTTTGCAACAGACGAATTTAGTCCTACGCCTCCGTACTATTTAATACGACCAGTCAATGAGCTACAAAAAAATTACCCGGTGCCTTACGGTTCGGCATTGTTTATGGATCAAGAACCTATATACAGAACATTTTTACCATTCTTGATGGAAGATTATAAAAATCCAATAATTTGTAATATCGAAGATGATGAAATCGACGACGTTGGCTCTCTATGGACTAAAAGACTGTTTATGTATGGTTTAAAACCTTTAATGTTTGTCAGTGAAAAAAGTCAAGAAGTAGGATTGGTTAGACAAAAATTATCAAATGTAAATAGAGATGTTGCAATAGTTTACTATTTCTATCATGGACTGGCAAGTTTAGATAACTATCGAAACTATTGGAAAGAAGATATACAAGTACCAACCAGTCACGACAAACTATTTATATGCTACCAAAATATTGTTAACAGTTATCGATGGCATCGTATACAGTTTCAACTCAGACTACGTGAGAGTAAATTAGATCAACAAGGCTTAATCAGTTATAATCCACCTGCTAAAGAAAAACTTGAAGAAGTTATTCAAACCGCAACTATGCGGCATGGTAATAAACCAATGGAAAAATATGTACTCAATAAGATTGATATGCTAACTGAACCATCTTATATTGACACAGATTCTCCCGACGGAGCAATGAGTACATTTATTGATATTGAAAACTGCCAACGTGCGTTTGTACATGTAGTAAGTGAAACTGCATTTTATAATGGCAAACTACACTTAACTGAAAAAATCTTTAAACCTATTGTTGCTAAACAACCTTTCTTACTATTAGGAGCAAAAGGTAATTTAGAATACTTTAAACGCTACGGATTTAAAACTTTTAGTGACTTTTGGGACGAAAGCTACGACAATATTAACGATAGTGTTAAAAGAATAGACGCTGTATTTGCTGAGTTAATGAAACTGAGCAAACTTTCTTATGAAGAGCAGTGCGCTATGCGCGAGCAGATGCAGGATATATTAGAGTATAACTGGAATCATTTCTTTCATGATTTCAAAAACATTGTTGTCGACGAGTTAACTGACAATATGAAACTTGAGTTTAGAAAAAGTTTTTATTGGAAAAATTTTGTCAAAGATGAGGACATAGACCACTTGAACAAGATTCTAAAATTTTAAGATTTTAATTATAAATACTAGTTAGCAATAACTTAGAAGGGTATATATTATGAAAAAACTAATTCTAGGTGTGCTAGCGTCAATTACTATGCTAGCGTCAAGTATGGTGTTTGCTCAAGAGCAGGATCTATTAGATGCATTTCCTAGTACGCCTGTACCACCTGCTTTACCAGGGCTAGTAGTAGAAAATGAACCATTTGTGATCAACGTCAAAGCAATATGTGGCACAATGGACCACATCAAAGAAATGCTGTCGACTTCACAAGAAAAAGTATTTGCTAAAATGGTAGCGGCTAGAGCCGCAGGACCTATCATGTATCCTGGTAACCCTGCACCAGCAATATTCACTTTGCATCCACCTACTGGATCTTGGAGCCTAATTGAAAATCTATCTCCAAACGTGTATTGCTTAACTGCTAGTGGTTTTGGTATGACCCCATTTAAAGATCCTGGGCAAAAAATAAACTATAAGAAGTAATTGTTTATGCCTAAAAATGTAATCTTTATACATGGTGCTAATGCGACTCAACGTAGCTTTAATTATATGCTAAGAGCCATCAAGCAAATTAAACGCAAAGATCTACAAGTACATTTTTTCAATTATGATCATCATCACGGTTTTGCTCACAACTTTCCTGTGATGTTAGAAAAATTAGATGCGATTCAAGGCGAGTGTCTAATTGTTGCACATAGTATGGGAGGCATTTATGCAATGCATTTGTATGGTGCTAGACCTGATCGGGTCAAACGTGCAGTAACATTATCAACACCATTTGCTGGTGTTCACAATGCAATGTTTATGCGTTGGATATTCCCGTGGTACAAGTTAATCTCAGACAGTGCGCCTACCAGCAATGCTGTGGCTAAGTTAAACGACATACATGTAACTATTCCATGGACACAGATTGTGAGCATGGATGGAGACCAACCTTGGGTTACAGTTTTTACAAGGAATGATGGAGTAGTATCAAGGTTATCGATGACCAGTAGAAAAGATGTCAACTACATTTACCTTGATACCAACCATTACGAAATACTCAGCGATCAAACCAGCATAGACGTTGTGTTGTCTGAGCTAGAATATCTAGTAGCTTAGGAGCCCTGTCTCTTAGGACTGCCCCAAACTTCACGTGCATTTACTTTAATAAAACGTTTGTTGGTTTCATTTGTATTTGGATTAGGTATAGTAAGAACTACATTTTTAAAATTACGCCAAGCATCACGCTTGTTAATTGCTTCAGTTATTGATCCTACATATTCACGACGTAGTTGTTTGCGTAGTCCGTGTCGATCATTTTGACAATGAATACCTTTAG